CGAATCCCTTGATTGGAAAGGTAACGATGTTGTGGGCAAAGCGACTATTTTGGAAACTCCTATGGGGCAGATTGTAAAAGGTTTGTTGGATGGAGGAGTCAAACTAGGCGTTTCAACTCGTGGTATGGGAAGTCTCGAGAATCGTGGTGGCGCAATGATGGTTAAGGGAGATTTTCTCCTGAATGCTGTCGATATTGTTCAAGATCCATCTGCTCCTAGCGCATTTGTTAATGGGGTTATGGAAGGCGTAGAATGGGTATGGAACAACGGCATCATCGAAGCTCAGGCAATTGAAAAGATAGAGACTGAAATTAAGAAAGCTTCTCGAACTGATCTCTATGAGACACAGGTTCGTGAGTTTAAGAATTTCCTCTCGTTGCTCAAATCTAAATAAAAAAGGAGTCAATAATGACTGAAGATCAAATCGAAGATCAAGATGTTGACCTCCATGATGACAACGATGTCGTGGAAGAAGCTCACGATCTGAAAAACGCTGAAGCACAGTCAATTAGTGCAACCGACAAAGCCGGTGAAGCTACTAAAAAGGCACCAGCTCGTAAAGGTGACAATACGACGCAGGATCCAATGCCTAAGACTAAAGGTGGCATGATCACCGCGGCTGTAGGTGCGATGCAGGGTATGTCCAAAGAGAAACTTTCGGGTGTTCTTGGAACTGTCATGGCAAGCACAGAAACTGATGCGTTTGACGGTGAAGCAATTGCTGAAAATCAACTTGACTACAAAGCAGACTTTCAACAAGACCTGAATGCACTGGTCAACGAAGAAGCTACTTTGTCAGAAGAGTTTAAGGCAAAGGCTGAAACAATTTTTGAGGCAGCAATTAAATCAAAGCTTGCTGAAGAAATTGATCGTCTTGAAGAGAAATATAACGAAGAATTAGCTGAAGAAGTTTCTACTACTAAAGCTGAACTCGTTGAAAAAGTTGACAGCTATCTTAACTACGTAGTTGAGACATGGATGGAAGAAAATAAACTTGCTATCCAGAATGGCTTGCGTACTGAAATTGCAGAAAATTTCATGAACAATTTGAAAGAATTGTTTGTAGAGTCTTATGTAGAAGTACCTGAGTCAAAAGTTGATCTAGTTGACGAACTAGCTTCAGAAGTTGCAGAACTCGAAGAGTCTTTGAATGCTACAACTGAAAAAGCTATCTCAGTGCAAGAAGAAGTTGAAATGCTGAAGCGTGAAAAAATCATTCGCGAACATTCAAGCGGCTTGGCTGAAACCCAAATTGAGAAACTAAATTCTTTGGTAGAAGATATTGATTTCGAAGACGAAGAAACTTTTGCACAAAAAGTTGCTACCGTTAAAGAATCATATTTTACCAAGAAAATTGCTGAGGCAGCTGACATCGAAGAAGCTGACGATGGTGAAGATACACCTATCGTTACTTCTGACACTATGGCTCAGTATCTTTCCGCAATCCAAAAAACAAACAAATAGATTAGGGAGTCCAATCTAATGCAAACTGTATCTTACGATCAGCTGATGGAAAAATGGGCACCGGTACTGAATGAAGAGTCAGCTGGTGCAATTAAAGACCATCACAGAAAAGCTGTTACTGCAGCTATTCTAGAAAACCAAGAGCGAGCCCTTCGCGAAGAAGGCCTTCTTAACGAAGACGCTCCAACAAACTCAACTTCAAATGTAGCTAACTGGAATCCAGTTCTCATTGCTCTAGTACGCCGTGCTATGCCTAACTTGATGGCATACGATATGTGTGGTGTTCAGCCAATGTCTGGTCCAACAGGCCTCATCTTTGCGATGAAGTCACGCTACGAAACAACTCGTGCTGGGGCAACCAAAGGTGGCGAAGCTCTCTTTGATGAAGCAGTCACAGGATTTTCAGGCGATTCAAACGGTACTCAGGATTCTGATACTTCAGGTCTTTCTGGTAAAGTGGCTGGTGCAGACAGCACTATCGACGATAACCGTATTGGTCCAGACTTCGGCGGAGCAATGCCATTGTCATCTGCAGAAGCTCTAGGCTCAGGTCATGGTCATACTGACTTTGCAGAAATGGGTTTCACCATCGAGAAAGCAACAGTCACAGCGAAAAGCCGTGCACTGAAAGCTGAATACTCGCTGGAACTGGCTCAAGACTTGAAAGCTATTCATGGTCTAGATGCTGAAACAGAACTGGCTAACATTCTCTCAACCGAGATCATGGCTGAAATCAACCGTGAAGTTATCCGTACTGTTAACAGCCAGGCTAAGACTGGTGCAATTACTTCTAACACTGCTAACCAAGGTATCTTTGACTTGTCAACAGACGCTGATGGTCGGTGGTCAGTAGAAAAATTCAAAGGCTTGATTGTACAAATCGAGCGTGAAGCTAACCAAATTGCTAAAGACACTCGTCGGGGCAAAGGTAACTTCATGATTTGTTCATCAGACGTAGCATCTGCTTTGTCTGCATCAGGCATGTTGGATTACACACCTGCAATGTCAACTACCCTTCAAGTTGACGACACTGGTAACACATTCGCTGGTGTGCTCAACGGTCGCATGAGAGTCTACATTGACCCATATGCAACTGCTGATTACGTTAACGTTGGTTATAAGGGCACAAACCCATATGACGCTGGTCTCTTCTATTGCCCATACGTTCCACTCACAATGGTACGTGCGGTCGGTGAAGAAACTTTCCAGCCAAAAATTGGATTTAAGACTCGCTACGGCATGGTCTCTAACCCATTTGTTGGTGCAACACCTGCTGATGGTTTGGCTGCTGCTAAAACCAACCAGTACTACCG